CTATAAGGTAATTTTCGGCCTGATTTTTCAATCAGGAATTAATACCAGAATGGCTGGATTATTTACTGTTCTTAGATATAAAGAAATCAATTGAACTTAAGGATCTTTTAGCAAAACGCTGAAGTTCCTGATTTCAAATTGATTTAACTTTAAATCTACCATTAACTATATCCAGAGCATCTAGACTCCCCATTAATTTCCTAGGATATTTTTCATTTCCTGGGATATAATATGAGTTTGGAAAACGTTGTGAGCTAAAGTGCTTTTTAAGCCCTTTAACTCATAATGTATCCAAAAACATTAATCTCGAATTTATATCACGATATGATCGTGACAATTTATCCGGAGATGTAACTGAAAAATTATTGATGACGTCGTAAATTGTTACTTCACCATCAACTCATTTTTCAGATACATTGATTAATGTTGAGATTCTATTTCTCATTCCATAGAGAACACCAGAGTAAACTAAATGTTTTCTCTGCTCTTCAGGTAATAAATCAAATTTATCAATTTGATTATTTAACCCATTGAGTATGTCCTTTATGGAACCTGCCAATCCGTTAGTGAGGATCCCCTTCATATATTGAAGGATTTGGTCTTCACTAGGGATTTGTTCGAAATTTCCATCAGCTGAATCATTCAATTCTTGTTTAGATTCATATCTTGCGATAATGGATCTAAGCTCGAATGGAGTGATTAAGCCCATGGAATATCGAACACTTTCTGCGAAACTTCGAAATTTCTCTAGATAATTCAAAGAGTAATATCTTACGATTTTACCCTTTTTATTATAAAGAGGAAATTTATTAAACACTTTTAAGAAAATGTCGAATGAAGTTTGTGTACCTTCAAGCGGTACTTTCATCACATAATTTAATATTTCAGAATATACAATTCTGAAATTATTATAATGTGTGAAAATACCTCTCAATGGTAAACCTGATATTTCCACACCGTTACTTATTCATCTCTTTGCGAATTCATATGTATCTTTTGACACATGTGTTTTCGGTTTAGAGATCTCAACACCCATTCTTTTCATCAGACCTCTATATATAGAGGCAACTTTATTGTCTTTAATAACAATATCGTCACCTAATATAATATATTGATCAAAATTAAGAGTTTGGTATGCCTTATAAGCACATCAAGCAATTAATAAATGATGAGTAAGAGTGAATGCTGCTCAAGAGCTATAAGCACCCATCGGTTGACCAACTTGATATTTCAAGTTAGTTTTTCCATCTGGATGTCTATAATCTCTTGAGATAAGTAAATGTGATCAACTAGACGCAAAAGATTTATCCTGATAAATTTCAGATATAAGTCTTTCTTGCAAGTTGATTGGAAATCTATCAGTAGCAGATGACAGATCTAAGGAATAGAAATTATCTTTAGATTTATTTCACTTGTGTCGAGGATCTTGAGTATAAGTTCTATCACATGGTAGTTTATTTAATAATTTTAATAAATCATCATGTATAGGTCGTAGTGCTAATTGACTATGATAATCTACCATAGCAATTACTCTACGCTTACATTCAGGGTCTTTAACAATCGATAATTTACCATTAGGTCATCTATCTTTTCCAAAAGATAGTTCCATATTCTTAATAAAAGGAATATGGAAAAGGTCTTTAAAACCTTCTTTCATAATGTTCATTATCGAAATAATCAAATCCTGTTTATAAAAGAGGTGAGATCATTGAGAAGCCCATGTGGACTTCCCAGATGGTCCCCCTTTTGTACTCAGGTAATGATTATCAAGTGAGTATATAGGTTTATCTAATGTAAATTTATTTAATAGAACTCATCTATTGATAAATCAAGATGGAATTATTCCAGTTGATGTACCAGTAAATGGATCAACTATACTATTTACATTAAA